CAAGAAAGATGCTTGCTACCACAAAGTCAAGTCACGCTACTCTGTTTGGCCAAGTGCATATGCGTCAGGAGCACTAGTCAAATGCCGTAAAGTCGGTGCAGCAAATTGGGGCAACAAAACCAAAAAAGAAGAAGTTGAAATCAACGAAGCAGGTAAGAAGTGTTGGAAGGGTTACAAGAAAGCAGGAACTCAGAAACTCTTCGGCAAAACTTACAATCGTTGTGTAAAAGCAGAGGATGTTGAACTCACAGATGCTTATGGTGAGACCTTTGCAGTTATTCAAGATATTGTTAAACCAGAACCTCTAAAGAAAGAGGATAAGGAAACAACTGAATTAGAAGGAACTTATGATATTGAAGATATGGTTGAAAAGGTTAACATTCCTCGTAAGAGGGGTCACCTTGTGAATGTTGTCTTTAGATTTAGAAGTTCTTCAATCATGTTGAAGATGTTCTTCCCCCAACCATCATTACCTACAAGATCTGAAGTTCAAGATCAGATCTCTAAAGTATATCCTGGCGCGAAACTATTAACCTTTACAGTTTCCGATTATGAACCGGGAGAACCAGTCCTCCACACAGAGGGAGCGGCATGGACAAAAAAAGAGGGAAAAAAGAAATCAGGCGGACTTAACGAGAAAGGAAGGAAATCTTACGAAAGAGAAAATCCTGGATCTGACCTTAAGGCACCGTCAAAGAAGGTTGGAAATCCCCGTAGAGCGTCATTCTGCGCTAGAATGAAAGGGATGAAGAAAAAATTAACCAGCAAGAAAACTGCTAATGATCCAGATAGCAGAATCAATAAATCACTGAGAGCCTGGAACTGCTGATTAACTTATGTCTGATAATGTATATCTTGGCAATCCCCTTCTAAAGAAGGCAAATACACCGATTGAGTTTACGCAAGAGCAAGCATTAGAGTTTGCTCGGTGTATGCAGGATCCGGTGTATTTTGCAAAGAACTATGTAAAAATTGTTTCTCTTGATGAAGGATTGGTTGCTTTCAACCCATATGACTTTCAAGAGAAGTTAATCAACAACTTCCACGAAAATAGATTTAATATTTGTAAGATGCCACGGCAGACAGGTAAGTCAACTACCGTGGTTTCTTATCTTCTTCACTATGCATTGTTTAATGACAGTGTAAACATTGGCATTCTTGCTAACAAAGCATCAACTGCTAGAGAGTTGTTAGGAAGGTTAGCAACTGCATAT